GAAACCATTTTATGTTAACACACACGCTTATAGTGCTATGTTAATGCGTAACGATATGTCTTTTAGATGGAGATTAAAATATAACGAAGATGTAGATCTATGTTTGCAAGTATTGGATGCTGGTTTGTGTACTGTTTTATTTAATGCACTTACAATAGATAAAGTTAGCACAATAGTAAAAATGAAAGGTGGTAACCAAGACGAGCTTTATAAAAATAATGCACACGAAAAGAAAGTGCTAAAAGCAAGATCTTTGGAAGAGATATGGCCACAATACGCAGAAACTAAAATGCGATTTGGTAGACCACACCATTATGTTAACTGGAAAAAACATTTTACCCATAAACTAAAAAGAAGAACAGATATTGACTGGGATAAAATAGAGAACAAAAAAAGCGATAAATTTAAACTAAAAGCTGTAAATGACATTAAGTCAAAAAAGCTACAAAGATTTTATAAAAATGACAAAAACTGACATATTAAAAGCAAATTTACTTGAATCGTTGGAAAAGGCTTTAGGGGTTGTTACAACAGCTTGTAAGACAGCTGGTTGTAGCCGAGAGACTTTCTACAAATACTGTAGAGAGGATGAAGAGTTTAAAACTAAGGTAGAGGACATATCCAATATTACATTGGACTTTGCAGAAAGCCAACTACATAAGCAGATTATGGATGGTAATACAACAGCTACAATATTCTATCTAAAAACCAAAGGTAAGAACAGAGGGTATGTAGAACGTTCTGAAGTACAGCAAGAAACTACATACAAGAGTTTAGATATTAACATAATCGATACTGGAGTACCATTAGCGTCTAACGAAAAGGACATAGTTGATTAAGACTGGCGTACTATATCACAAGAACTATTATTCCAAAGCAGATACAATAGTTAACCAAGGTGGCACATCTTCTGGTAAGACGTATGCTATTTTACAAGTGTTATTTACAAAAGCATTGGAAGAGGAGTGTACAATAACGGTAGTTGGTCAAGATATACCTAACCTTAAGGTAGGAGCATTTAGAGATGCTCTGGATATAATTAATTCAGACGAGAGTATAAAGCAACAGATATTTCATTACAATAGATCAGATCGTATATTTACGTTTAAGAATAAGTCCATAATGGAGTTTAATTCTTACGATAACCAACAAGACGCTAAGTCTGGTAAGCGTGACTATTTGTTTGTGAATGAGGCGAATGGTATACCTTACAATATGTACGAGCAGTTATCTTTAAGAACAAGAAAGCAAGTTTACATAGATTACAACCCAGATACGAGCTTTTGGGTACACGAGAAAATAATACCACTAGATACAACAGAACTAATAATATCAGATCATAGGCACAATCCTTTTCTAAGTAGTAAAGTACGAGAAAAGATAGAAGCGTTAAAAGAACGAGATGAGAGTTTATGGAAAGTATATGCCAGAGGTATTACTGGTAGAATAGAGGGCTTGGTATTAAAGAAGTGGTATGTACTTAATGAAAGTTTTGAAGATAAGAAAATAATAGGATATGGAATAGATTTTGGTTTTTCTAATGATCCAAGCACATTAATAGAAGTACGTATGCAAGATGGAGATCTATACGTACAAGAATTAATCTACGAAACTGGATTAACCAATCAAGACATAAGCGATAGAATGGAAACACTTGGAGTTAGCAAAGGTGCTTTAATAGTGGCAGACTCAGCAGAGCCAAAAAGTATTGAAGAGTTAAGAAGAAGAAGTTGGACAGTAGATGGAGTCAAAAAAGGTAAAGACTCTGTTATGTTTGGAATTAATCTTTTGAAAGGTTATAAAATTAATGTAAATTCGTCAAGTACTAATTTAATAAAAGAACTTGAGCAATATAGATGGAAAGTAGACAAGAATGGTAATACACTTAATGTACCAATAGATGAATACAACCACGCAATAGATGCTCTTAGATATTTAATAATGCACAAATTTAGCAAGAAAGGATATGGACAATACACAGTCATATAAGATGTCGGTAAGACAATACCAAGAACTAAACGCAATAGACGAAAGTTTATCTTTGGTAGAACAGAATATTTACGCAGTAGCAGCAATTAAGGATATAACTTACGAAGAGGCTTCTAAAATAAAAATGTCTGAGTTTAAAAAGATAGTGGACGAGCTTAATGCGTTTAATGTAAAGCTACTGGAGAAACTTAGAATAAAAAGCAAGATATTTCTTAATGGCACAGAATATCACTTAGAGCATAAGCCAGAAAAGCTAACAAGTGGGCAGCTTTTAGATGTTATAAATATTAGGAGTAAAAATCAAGGAGAAGCAGTAAAGGTAATGCACTTGCTTCTGGCAGCTATGAGCAGACCGAGAGGTAAGGAATATGGCGAGGACGATATAACCTTAGAGGAAAGGTCTAAGCTAATTCAAGATGTAAATCTACAAGACGTTTGGAATGTCTTTGTTTTTTTTTGGAATCTTTGGAACGACTACTTGAACGATACAGAGGACTCTTTGAGCAAGTGGATGGCGGAGACTCTGGAGATGACCAAGCAGATTTTGGAAAACGATGGGGACTCTTCAGTATAATTTCAGCAATGGCAGATTTACATAACATAAGTATTAACGAGTCGACTAAATTAGGAGCAATAGAATTTCTTAATTGGTGGGCATATATGGTAGAGAAACAAGATTATGAGAAAGCAACAAGCAGAACTATTTAACAGCCTAACACAATACTGGCAGGAAATTGTAGACGAATTAGTACAATCTTTGTACGATGTTGGTAAGGTGGCAAGTGGCCAGACAGCACAGAATATAGGTGCTTTTAATCCTAAGCCAGTACAATTAACTGCTGGTGGTTTTAGAATACAAATTGCAATGCCAGATTATTACCAATACATAGACGAGGGTGTAAGTGGTGCAAAGAATAATACTGGGATAAGTCGTTTCAAATACACAGATAAAATGCCACCTATCTCAGCTATACGCAAATTTATGCTTAACAGAGGTATAGACCCAGCGAAACAAAGTAACACTAAATCTGGTAAACGTAGAGACGATGAAGCGATACGAAACTCAATAGCGTTTGTAATTGCAAGATCTATTTACGAGAATGGTCTGGATAAAACAAACTTCTATTCTAATGTAATAAATGATCAAGAATTGTTACAGTTTGAAGCTAAGTTGATACAGCAATACAGAAAGTATATTATCGATATTGTTACGGTAGATTAAAATAAAATTTTTTTGTTTGTAATTTATGTATATATTTGTAGTACAATAACAAACACAATAACAAAATGAATAACACAATTACAAACATCGACCAAATTTTAAACGACCCTTTATTTGTAGAAATGATGGAGCAAGAAGAAAAAGAACTTAAAGAATGTGGATGGACATACGAAGAAATAAAGTCAGTTGCTGATATGGTAACTGGTAAATAAATAACCAAAAAACTAAGTACTCGAGTTAATGTATGAAAAAGTGGAAGACCCACAAGTAATACGTTTAGAAAGCCCTCAGAAATGGGGGTTTTTTTATTTTAAAAATAATATTATATTTGTAGTGTAATAATTATTACTGTCTTTTTCATTAAATTAACCTCTAGAAATAGAGGTTTTTTTATGACCATAAATTTGTAGATCTAATTTGGTATATATAAGTGTATGGCACTTACAATACAAGACCAACCGACAACCAATATACCAGAGCCGAGCTTTGCTCCTATTGAATATCTAGTCAATAGTACAAATACTTCCGAGAGTGGATTTAAGGTAATAGCGAGTTTATTTACAGATCCAACTGGAGATAATACAAAGATTGCTACGCTTCAGCTAAATACTATTCCATCTGCTACACAAGTTGTAACAGATATACAGAATATCATACAATCGTTTGTAAGCAGCGATTATTCTATTCTAACTGGAGATACTGTAGATATATCACAAAGTGCCTTAAATGACTTTAAAATAGCTTTTCAAGAGTATTATAGTGGTGCGTTACAAGGTAGTGCAGTAAGTGGCAATACTTTTGATAGCTGGAACTCGTCTCCAAAATATATCGAATGGGCAGATTTATCTGGTAGTACAAAAGACTATTATAACTGGAGTATTGAAGACGCTTCTGCTGAAACCGACAAAGAGTTTCTAAATGGATTTGAGCAAGATGCTGAGTGGTTTAATTTAGGTAAGTCTAACAACTTTTTAAAGGTAAGATCTGCACAAAAATATCAAGCGTCTTGGATTATGCGACAGAATCTAAGCGATACTTACAAGATATATTTAAAGACATTAGACAGTACTTTTACAAATATATTGTCAACTACAATGACTGCTGCAAATACTGCTGGATTATATACGCTTGATGTTGGTGCTTCAGAGATTGCTTCACATAGCTGGGGTACGACTCCAGTAATGACAAACGTAAAATACTATGCTTTAAGGATATTAAACTTTACGGAAGATGTTTGGGCTACTAAAACAATAATGTTTGAAATAGATGACTGCGATAACACTTACACAGATTACGAGCTACATTGGTTAAATAGAAAGGGTGGATATGATAGCTTTACATTTAGTGGCAAATCAAACCAGACTACAAATATTACAAAGAACTTTGCTAAATACAATACTCGCACAATAGGAGCAAGTAGCATAACTCATAATACCTATGCACAACGTAAGAGAGCATTCCATACGTCTTTAAAAGACAATTACAGATTAAATAGTAGATTACTAAAGGACTTTGAGGTAACTGCCTTAGAGGACTTGTTTTCTTCTCCAGAGGTTTTCTGGAAAAATGGTAGCAACTTTATGGCAGTTAATGTAACTGGTAGTACATTTGAACACGCTAAAAGCGAAAATGGTCAAGTGTATTCTATGGAAGTTAGTATGGAGGTTGATAATAGCGATAAGCGACAATGGTAATAGAGCATATAATAGCTGGGTATTCAATACCACATAACGAGGGTGCTGTACCTTTGACAAAGGAGGCGTACGATGTAAATGACCCACAAAAAAGGTTAACAGATTTTAGTAAGACGATTACTATACCAGAAAACAAGACTGTCAACCAAATATTCGAACACGTATTTGACGTTAATATAGATCTTCAGACATTTAATCCTAATTTAAAAACAAGCTATCAGATAATCCAAGACGGAATAACTGCCATAGACGGATATTGCCAACTAAAAGCTATTAGTAATGTAGATGGTTTAATAAATTACGAGATACAAGCGACTGGGAAGATTGGAGATTTATTCGAAAAGATACGAGGCAAATACTTACAAGATTTAGATTTGTCTAGTTTAGATCACACTTGGAATAGAACTAACATAGAAAATAGTTGGTCAGCTACAATAGGGCAAGGCTATGTATATCCTATGATTGACTTAGGTGGCAGAACAAATTATGATATTTGGAGTATCCAAGACTTTAAACCATCTATTTATTTAAAGCAATACATTGACACAATATTAACAGAAGCTGGATACACTTATGATAGCACCTTTTTTAATAGCGACTTATACAAACGACTTATTATTCCATTTGGTAGCGGCAAGATACTACTTGATAATACAGCTATATTATGTAAGGAATTTAATGTACAAAGAACAAGTGACCAAACAATAGACTGTCAAGATTTTAATGATGTAACAAATAGTAATAATAGCAGACTTATATTTAATAACGACAGTAGTTTTTCTGGATATGAAAAAAGAGTTATAGCAGACGGAGGAGTTGTGGAGAGTTTAGCTTGTGCTGAGGCAGCTTTTGATTTTCCAGATGGATACTTTAATACTTGTAATGAAGAGTATAATGTAAATGATGGTATTTATACTGCTATTGATTCTAATAAAATGTCTTTTCAAGGTATATTGGATTTTGATGTAAATTACACATCAAACAATAGTCTTACGACTTATTATCTAAATAGTACTACTGGAGGTAATTTATTTCAAGCCTATGTTAATATGTACCTTATAGAAAGAAATGGTAGTACATATACAATTAAAGAGTCAATAAAAATAGATTTTACAGACTCTGCTTTTAGCACACCTTTAGAAAATACGCCTGGAGCTGTAACAACTCTATCAAATGTTTACTCATTTACTACTGGCGAAATAGATGTAAAAAGTGGGAGAGAATATTTTATATCAATAGGAGAGGTTGTTTATGAGTCTTATGTTGGTTTAGGCACTACAAGACCAAGCCATTTATATTACAAAAATTTTACAGACTTTGAGTTTATATTTAAACAAGACTCTACTTTTGGTAGTAAATTGCTAGAAACAGAAATAGGGATAGGAGATACAATAGAAACTCGTTTGGTTGTACCTAAACAAATTAAGCAATCTGATTTGTTAAGCAGCATAATTAAGAGATTTAATCTTTATATTGATTATGACCCAATAGATGAGAATAAATTAATAATAGAAACAAGAGATGGATTCTTAACAGACGAGAGAGTCAATTTAGATTATTTAGTTGATAGGTCTAAAGATTACAAGATAACGCCTATGGGTGCTTTAGATAGTGGAAGGTTTATATTTAAAGACCAGTTGGATAAAGATAATTTAAATGATACTTACAATAAAGTTAATGATGAGATTTATGGTCAGCTTACTTTAGATATCCAAAACGACTTTTTAGATAAAGATAAAACAATAACAACAATATTTGCACCTACCCCACTACAAACAAGACAAGGAGATAATGATAGGGTTATTTCAGCTATACAATTTGTTGACAAGGACAATAAACCAGCAGAAGCAACAGCTAAAATACGTCTATTATACTGGGGTGGATTATTAGATACACAGAAAAGGTGGTTTATAGGTATACCTTTTTTGGGTGGAACTTCTTATACGCAATATCCTTACGCTGGGCATTTAGATAATCCGTATGACCCTAGCTTTGATTTAAATTGGTTTGTACCTAAACAACTATATTATGACTTCAGTTACGGAAATAAATTTACTCTGTCTTATAGTAACAATAATTGTTACAATATATATTGGAAAAAATATATAGAGGAGATTACTGACAAAAATAGTAAGATATTAGAGTGCTTTTTATCTCTTAGACCATACGATTACCAAGAACTTAATTTTAGAAAGAATTACTATATTGATGGCAGCTACTGGAGATTGTTAAAGGTAGAGGACTTTGACGCAATGTCTGAAGATACTACTAAATGTATGTTCTTAAAGGTAGAGCCAAAAGATGCTTTTGTACCAGAGATTAAAGTAGTTAATGGAGGTATAGACGATTTTGCAGACGATACACCAGTACCGATAGGAGATGCCCTTGTATTTCCTAATAATAATAGCGGTAAAGCTCAAGATAGATTGCAATTTGGAGATAGTGTAAAAGGTGGTACTCGTTCTATTGTGGCTTCAGATTATATAGAGCAAAGTATAGAGTCAAAAAATTCTTTAATTGTAGGCAGCGACTTCGGTAAAGCATTTGCTGATAATATCACAATGATTAATAGCCCTTATGTAGAAACTAATAGACCAGATGAGGCTTATATTAACGGTTTGTTTGTAGAAAAACTTGCGAGTTTGGTTTTACCTTATGACGTTTTAATAAACTTAGAGACAGAGTTGCAAGTATTACCCCCTTTGCCAGATGACGAATTTTATGAAGTGACGAGGGGTTATGTGAGGTTAGTTGGAAACGCTGCAATTGGAGGAACGCATCAAGTAGATATAGTGGAAGATGACGAAACAGAACATTTATTAGCTAAAGTACCAGCAGCTTTCTTTAATACGGATAACAATACAGACCTATTAGAAATAG